TATTCGATAACTTATTGTTTTTGCTAAATGTCGTTTAGCCGATACTTTAATTTGACTCATATGAATTAATATTTTCAGGGATTACAACATTTTTTAATCCCTCATCCCTTTTCAGGTTTATTCCAACAGCTCTTTGTATTTCCAAATTATCCGGGTCCAAATCATTTAAGATTATTCGACTACCTCGACCACAATTCATTATGATTTGGTTATGTTTTAATCCAATTACATTTAATTCATGTTCTGTGATTAATCGATAATTGTCAGGACGAGCAGTTGTAACAATAATTACCGCACCGTTTGTAAATTGTTCATTTAGATAGTCAATTACATCCTGAATTGGTTCAGGCTTGGTTTGTCCAAGCTCACTAAATTTTCGGTATTTAACTATGGTCCCATCAATATCGACAAAATACGTTGGGTTCTTAATTATTTTACTCATATTAATATTTTGGCTCTTTTGGCATAAAAATCCATAAAAGGAAGTATGTTAAAATAATTGGAAATGGTGTAAAAATTAATGCAAAAAATATTATTTTAACAAATACTTCATCAATATCAAAATAATCTCCTAATCCACTGCAAACTCCTCCTAAATCTGAAGGAGTTTTTCTTTCTAATTTTTTCTTGTTACTCATTTTCGAAATTCTTTTTATTTAGTTCTTTGATTGTTATGTTTTTATTTTTCCACTCTTTCCAAGTTTCAAAATCTAACAAATCTTCTAATGTCTTCTCATGGACCAAAACAAACCCCTCAGGAGCATTTCCTTCAAGTTTCCTAACTTGACCTTCTTTTTCCAAAATTTTTTTGATATCTATCATTTTCCTATTGAATCTTTTTCTGATATTGTAATTGGGTTTTCATTTACGAAATAATGTACAAGTTTTTTTACTTCCTCATTGTTTGTCCAAACAATACTATGTTCGGAATCCGGATTATAATTACCCTCAACCAAATATACGACAATAGTGTTTGGTTCTAAAGTTAAAAACCCGTGTGCCTTATTATTTGGAATTAATACCGCGTCTGAATTAGATAATATTTCATAATCCGTTTTACCGGTTTCCAAATCAACTGAAAAATCAACAATTGAACCTTGTATTACTTTCACATATTTTGTCTGTGGTGGATTTGTTTGATAATGTAGACCTCTAAACGTAAATTCTTTATCGTTGACACTAATTGAACACTGAGTCCATACTTGTCCTAATTCTGTTATTGAAATAGGGGTATAGGAACCCCTATTATCTACAAATGTTTTATGTTCTATTTTTTCCATATTATTTAAGGTATTCTAACAATTTTTCTTTAATACCTGATTGTTTAATTCCCTCATTTTCTCTTGGTGTGTGAACAAAATTGGTTAATCCCCAATCTCGTTCAAATCCGTATGAGTCTGTTTTACCTAATGATAGGTCATCAATACAAACCCAATGTGTTATTTCAGGATGGTCGGTCAGATATTGACTAACTTCAAAACATCTTTGTTGTAAGTGCATTGTTCCTCGTGACCATTGAACTTCAGGTAAATCACAATCAAAATATTGTTTGGTGACACCTATTGGTTTTTTGATAATCCCTTCTGAAAGGTAATAATCACCAAGTTCTTCTAAATTGGCATATAATCTCCAATCAGAGGAAACAACGATTTCTGTACCGGTTTCTTCCAATACTTGATTTAAAACCTTAACCGCCTTTTTATCGAAGTAATCAAAACGATATTTTACCTCAACATCCGGGTCATTCATCACCAAAGATATATTGTCTTTTTTTCGTTTTTTTACACGACTTCCCCAATTATTTGCTAAACAGATAACACCATCATTATCTAGAAATATCACTTTCATCTTCTAATTCTTTAAATATTTTTAACATTTCCGGGTCTGTCTCATTATAATATCTAACATTCATATCATCCCAATTTTCTTTAATTTCATTTGGGTATAGACAACACCATCGCAAAAATACGAAAAATAATTTAATTCTTAATTTTAAATTTTTAATTATTGTTTTCATTTTTTAATTTCTTGTGTTCTGAAATGAACTTTTTAAGTTTTTCTTTTTTCTCCTCGTTGAAGATGTCCTCAAGTTTTATTTCTTGGGATTCATCATATAAACCCAATTCTTCATCGAATTTCATCATATCAATTAGATGATGTTTTTGTTCTTCTTTACCGTCCATTTTTCACGCATATTTTACCTTGCAAATATATCCAAAAAAATTGAACATATCCATAAAAAGATAAAATATTTATGTGTTAAAGTGCTGTTAGTTCTCCCCTAACAAAGTCCTCGAAGTTTGGACCTTTTTTGATGTAATATTTTGAACCTTCTTTATCGTAAGCGATAATTCCTGCCAAAACTGCCGAATTGAATAATGCGGAAAAATGACCTCTAAAATCTGAAGATGGTCTAAACATCTTAGTGTCGGGAGTTGAATATAGAGTTTTTCCGTTTTCTTCTTTTTTCTCCAATTTCCCTGTATCAACTAAAAAATCTAATTTTGTCATTTTTTTACCCGAGTTTAATGAATCGACCAATTTTTTGATTAAACCTTTATTTTGTTTAAATGTATAACCATAACTAGGTCTATTTGGTGTCCAAACTTTTCTTGGGTCTTTAAGTGTTAATGCGCGGAATTTGTTATCATTTTTTAATCTTTTTAAATAGTAAAAATAAACGGAATTCATTATAGCTCTAAATCCATCCTCTTGTGTTTTACTTTTAAAAAATTCTGTACCAAACTTTACTGAAACTAATTCACCGTCCATTTCAGTATCTATCTTTGTTCCGAAATCTTTCTCACCCTCTAATTCAATGTGCATTGTAATAAAATCATCATCATCAAATGATACTAAAATAAATAAAAGATATCTATCAACTATTTCACCATTAACGACTAAGTCCATCATTACATTATAATGATTCTCGTCAAGGGTTCCTGGCCAACGAAATACGACAAAAACCGGTACATCTACCTTTAAATCTTTTGATACATCGAAAGATGCCGAAGTATTATTATCATCAAAAACATTATTTAATAAATCACTACCCTTTTCGTTTTTTAACTTTTCGTAATGGTTATTAATCGTTTGAATTATTTTTGGTGCACCCAAATTAAAAACTTCTTTTTCTCTTTTTGAAAAAGGTTCATCTTTTGCGTCATACCATTCATCTTCACTTGATGAAGATTTATGAATTGCAATTTTATAAAATTTATTAGATTGGTCGAATTTTTTAAGAATTATGTAATATAAACCTTGAATTCCACTGGTGTATCTATCATAATGAGTTTCATCCTTATCTGTGGTGCACCATCTTGTTCCAGCACCATATTTACAAGAAGATTTGTGAGTTAAAGGTCGAACAATTAAAATGTTTGGGTCCTCATACACTTTTTCAGTTTCGGTCTCATCAATTTTTTTTGATTGATTCTTAGATTTGTAGTCGGAAAGTTCAATTGATAAATCAGATAAATCTTCATATTGATTAATGTCTTTTTTCTCAAGGTTTTTTGAGAGTTTGTCAAACTTTTTTAATAAAGAAATTGCATCCATAATTTCACTTTTAGCCGGATAGCTCAAGTTCTTTAAAAGGAAATCACCATATTTGTAATTGGTTTTCTTAATAAAAGGGTCATTAAGGATATAATCTAACTGAGGTTGACCATATGATTTTGAATATTTCTTTTCTAAATCTTCCTTTCTACCTTCAGTGATTAAAATATTAACTAATTTCATATTAATAAATACTCTGAATTTCCCTTATTTTAATAGTGTTTCTTTTATCTTATTAATTGACTTAGCAACTGAATAGTAAGTACATTCATATGAACTACAAGTTTTAGGTCTAATATCATATACTATACATTTTTTTTCGTCAGTATCATAAAAAATACAAGGTAATTTCTTATGGTCTAATTTAACTCTGAATGCGGGATATGAAATTGGTGTTTGCCAAGAAGGTTTGTCAGGGAATAATTCTTTACCTTCTTCATATTCTATAAAAATATCATTATAGTTTACTTTTTCTCCTAATTTTTCTGATAATTTTTCAATAAATTCGTGGCCATCATGGATTGCTCCCATAATCCAATCCCGGTTTTCTAAGGTACAACAACTTCCGTCATTACCTTCAATACCCCAACATTTATTACTACATACGTTACAATCTGTTCCCATGGTTTAATTATAATAAAAATTTTTGAATAAAAAAACCCATTATTACAATGGGTTTTATTTTGGTGGAAGTGCGGAGACTCGAACTCCGGTGTTACTTGTATTACCTATTAAGGACTACACGTTTAGGTCATTGTTTAAGCTAACAATCCGAAATTTCACAATTCCCTTATTTTTAAAGTGGTTCGGTTTACTGAGAACTAATCCTCCACTTGTTTCTTTTCGGGTAGAAACCACACCTTTGTAAAGTCTTCTGTTGCAAGGTTATATGACTACCGACCCCGTGTTGTGTTTCCGATTAGGCTACAGCAACTTCTTCAGTGCGAATAAATCCAACAGCTGAAAGTTTGTCTAAAACGTTTCCGTCTAAAAGTTTGTCATCCATAGATTTAAGTGATAGGAAACTTCTCACTACGTGCCCCGAATAACTATTACGAATAGTCAATTCCATGTCACTCCCATATTTTAACACCACAAAGGTAAACATAAATATTGAAATTCCAAACAAAAAAAGTATTTATTGTAAAATCATTTTAATGAAGGTAATAAAATTAACCGAATCTGAACTTAATCGTATTGTTAAGAGGGTATTACAGACCGAACAAGAATCTGAGGAAGAACCGGATAAAAATTTAGTTGTGGGTCTTAGAAACTTTTCTAAAGGTAGAATTACTAAAGATGAGTTATATCGTCTTGATGACAGCATATATGATATTGATGTAAACGAACCTTTGGGACAATCAATTATTACAATTCAATTTGAGGATGATAAAGAATTGTTTAAAGAATTGGATATTGATGAGCAGGACATTTGGTTTATGGGGGCCCTTAATTCATATAATGGTTATGAATTTATGGATTCGTATCAGGTGGAACAGGATTTTAAAGATGGGTATGGAATATATTATGATTTAAATGATGAAAATGCAGAAACACTTAAAGGTATTGCAACCACAATTTTACCAAATAAGGAATTTAATATTGAGGATGATGAATACAAAAGAGAGTTATCTGAAATGTTACTTAATTTATTCTATGATGAAATGGATTACATTTTTGGGGATTTTGCCGCTGAAAAAGACAGTGAAATGAATGCGGTTGCAAAAGAAGCAATAAAAGACGAATTTGAAAGACCGTTAGAGGAAAGTGGTATTAATCTTAATTATGATATGGATGAAGTTGATATTACCTTGGCAGATTTATATCTTGGGGCGTTACAATTAAATATGTTTAACTCAGATGCCAAAGAAATTGTTACCGCAATAATGAAAAGGGCGTTAGGTGATAGTGTTGGAGGATGGTATGAAAGTAGTTATGAGTTTCAAGATGAAAGTAAATTTGATTCCAAATCATTTAATAATTACGTAGCCACACAATTTGAAAAAATATCTAATAAATTGGATGAAAGAAGTGATGAGTTTTTTACAGTTCAAGATTTTGTTGAATTTAGAGACCGAGTTACATCAAAGTATAAATTAAAAACTTGGTATGCTAATCCTAAAGATGATAATATTATTTTTCTAATTGACTCATTTGACCCTGGTAGTATGTCTGTTAGATTAAATGTTAAAACTAAAGATAATGGGTTATTTAAACAACTTAGATTAGATGAAGAACAATTTAACAATTTTTTATATCAATATTCGTTAGATGATTATGAAAATATGGATTAATTTATTATCTTTGTCCCATGACAAACGATATATTATTACTAAAAGAAGTTCTTAGTGTTCCAACCGTAACTTATCAAGAAGACCTTATGGTCGAGTTTTTACAGAATTGGTTGACCGAAAACAACATAGAACATTACGTTGATGAACACAAAAATGTTTATGCAACCAAACAAGAATTCGAAAAACTTCCTGAGGATTTTTACTTCCCTTGTGTTATTGCACATACCGACACTGTCCATAGATTGGATACTATTATTGTTCACGAAGAACAATTACCAAACGCCCAAGGTGAAATTAAAGATGCATTGAAAGCTTACAACTTAAATGGATTACCAACCGGAATTGGTGGTGATGATAAATGTGGTGTGTTCGCTTGTTTAAAATTACTTAAAGAAGTTCCAAACTTAAAAGCCGCGTTTTTTGTATCAGAAGAAACAGGATGTCACGGTTCCAAAAAGGCGGACCCTGAATTTTTCACCAATGTTGGTTATGGAATTCAATTTGATGCACCTGAGAACTGGATGATTACCGAAAAATGTTTCAGTCAAGATTTATTCGATAGAGAGTCAGAATTCTTTGAAGTTTGTGACCAAGTATTAACCGAAGGGATGCATAACGAAGATATGCAATACATGGTTCATCCATATACCGATGTTTATGCGTTGAGAAGTAAATTTAGTTTTTCTTGTATCAACTTTTCAATTGGGTATTACGATTATCACACACCAAACGAATATGTGGTGATTGAGGATGTTTTTAAAGGGATTGAGATGGGAAGACAAATGATTGAAAAACTTGGAAATAAATTACACTACAAAGAAGTGGTTGAGATTCCAAGATATAATCACAGATTCTTCTAAAATATAAAAGAGACCATTTGGTCTCTTTTTTTATGCTCTATTTATAAAACAAAAAAAAAGGGGATTTTCATCCCCTTTCTTATTATCTACCTTTTTTAGTGATTTTGATATCCTCTCCATCCATTTTAATTTGGTAAGATTTACCTTCAATCATTTTACCGGTTAACACTTCTTCTGATAACAAATCCTCAATCTTATCTTGGATTGCTCTCTTCAATGGTCTTGCTCCGTACACTTCATCGAACCCAATCTTAGCCAAGTATTTTACTACTTCATCATTGTAGGTTACTGTGTATTTCATATCACCAAGACGAGTCATTAATTTCTTTAACTCAATCTCTGTAATTTTTTCAATATCTTCAGCAGATAATGAATTGAAGACAATAGTGTCGTCAATACGGTTAATAAACTCCGGAGAGAAGAAGTTTTTCATTTCTTTCATCAAGATTTGTTTTTTCGCCTCCTCATCTGCGTATGAGTTATTTGAGAAACCAATACCAGTACCGAAGTCTTGTAATTTCTTAACACCCAAGTTAGAGGTTAAGATAATCAAGGTATTCTTGAAGTTAATCTTTCTACCTAAACTATCGGTTACAAACCCATCATCCAAGATTTGAAGTAAAACCGTGAAGACATCTTTGTGTGCTTTCTCCACCTCATCAAATAAGATAACAGAATATGGTTTGTTTTTAACTTTCTCAGTTAATAATCCACCTTCTTCATACCCAACATATCCCGGAGGTGCTCCAACCAATTTAGAGATTGAGTGTTTCTCTTGGTATTCTGACATATCCACACGGATAAGTGAATCTTCAGTTCCAAACATCTCTTTAGCCAATTGTTTTGCCAAGTGAGTTTTACCCACTCCGGTTGAACCTAAGAAGATAAATGAACCAATAGGTCTGTTAGGGTCTTTGATACCTAAACGGTTTCTCTTGATTGATTTGGCAATCTTAACAACAGCCGCGTCTTGACCAATTACTTTACCCATGATTGATTTATCTAAATTCATCAATGCTTTAGAGTCATCCGCGTCCATTTTATTCACAGGAATCTTAGTCATACTTGATACAACTTGATAAACAGTTTCAAGAACAATAGTCTGTTTTTCCAAATCCATTTGTTTTGAAAACTTCTCTTTTTCCGCCTCAAGTTTGATTAACAATTTTTTCTCCTTATCTCTAAGTTGGGCAGCTTGTTCGTAGTTTTGTTTTTTAACTACTTCCATTTTCTCGATTTTAATCTCCGCAGCTTTCTTTTTCAATTCCTCAATAACTTCAGGAACTTTAATCTCGGTTTGCATACGAGCCCCAACCTCATCTAAGATATCAAACGCTTTATCCGGGAACTCACGGTCGGTGATATAACGGTCCGCCAATTTAACGCAAGTTTCAATAACTTCATCACTATACAATACCTTGTGGTATGATTCGTATTTATCACGAACATTTTTAAGTATTTCGATTGTTTCCTCAACTGTTGATGGTTCCACCACTACTTTTTGGAATCTACGTTCCAATGCTCCGTCTTTCTCAATGTTTTTACGGAACTCGTCAAGAGTTGTTGCTCCGATACATTGAACCTCACCACGAGCAAGTGCTGGTTTGAAGATGTTTGAACCATCCATTGAACCTGATGAGTTACCCGAACCCACCAAAGTATGAATCTCATCAATAAACACGATGATGTTTGGATTAGCACTTAGTTCTTCGATAATCACTTTCATTCTTTCCTCAAATTGTCCACGGTACTTGGTACCTGCAACAACTGAAGTTAAGTCAAGGTTTACGATTCTTTTGTCCACTAAGTTTCTTGGACATTCACCACTTACGATTTTCATGGCAAGACCTTCAACAAGTGCTGTTTTACCACACCCCGGTTCACCTAAAATAATAGGGTTATTCTTTTTTCTACGAGAAAGGATTTGTGCGATTCTCAAAATCTCGGCATCTCTACCAATTACAGGGTCTAATTTACCTGCCTCCGCTAGTTTGTTTAAATCTCTACTGAAATTGTCTAATACAGGAGTATTTGTGTCCATAGCTTGTTTTTGTGCTCTGTTACCTGATTTGTCGTTTTCGTCCATTAAGTCGTTCATAGTTTTCTAATTTTATTTTACAAAGGTCCATCAAATTTTGTTCTTATCCTAATTTTTAGACAAATTGTCAGTAAATATTTTTTTTACCTGACATATTGACATATTTATTCGAATGGTATATTATTTGAATACGACAAAGGTATAAAATAAATCTGAATTAAAAAAATTAAATTATGTTTGGAAACGAAAAAAATTTTAATGACATTTTAAGAGCGTTCGATGATATGTTCGCTCAGTTCGATTCTCGTTTAGGAGAATGGAAAGCGCAAACTAAAGTATCTGAAGATGGTACAATGAAAGTTACTACATATTATAGGAGTAATGAACCAAAAAAATCTAAAGAGAATACAGGTCTAAAACACCAATTAGAATTAGCTATTGAAAATGAAGACTTTGAAAAGGCGGTTGAGATTAGAGACCAAATTAAAAAATTGGAATCTAATCAAGAGGCAATCAATAAACTTGAAGAAGAATTAAAACAATCAATTAAAGAACACAACTTTGAAAGGTCGATTGAAATTCGTGACGAGTTGAAAGGATTAAGAAAGTAAAAAGAAACCCCGCCCAATAGGTGGGGTTTTATCTTTCATATCCAAAATTATCAAAATCTTCTGAAAATAAATTTTGAATAATTAATTTATTTTGAGGTGTTTTATGTGTTTCGTAATCAATATTCTCTGGGTTCAGATTAATTTGATATAAAGGAGATAGAGGTAAATTAATTAAATTACTTAACGGGGTTATATCGTTGGTTAAATCTTCTAATTTGAAATGATAGAAATTACAATCTACATTTTTCCAACTACTTTGTGTTTGATAAAACCGGGTACCTCCCCATGACTTTTTATTCTCTATAACATAGTTAATGTGTGTTGAATTTCCATAAAAGTCCTCAATAAAATTTTCAGAATTAATTGTTGAGTTTAGATGAACTAAAAATTGGTCAAAGGTATATCCACTAATTGGAACATTTGACTCAAAATCAGGTCGATTAAAAATTCTAATTTGATGGTAATATCCGGATATTATTTTATCATAAGGATTTCTAGTTACTTGTATAACTTTATATCCGTCAAGAGACTCAATATCGTAAGCAACCATAATTTCGTCTAATTTTAAATGAAGTTTTGGTGTAAGATATGTGTTATTTTGAGAGTCTTCAATAAACCCATTATTATTTAAATTATTGCGTAAAGAATTAGACGCAGTTTTTGGAGGGTATAAAAATATTATTTTTTGTGTTTTAGATATCATATGTTTCAAATAAAGATTCTTCAATCCAATCAACAATTAGATGTATTCTATCTGTGTTCCCAAAATTATCAACGGAATGTTTTTGTTTATCGTTGTTAATTTCCCATAGCTCACCTAATCTTAGATTTCTTTTATCATCACCTACCGTAAAAAAACAATCTTCATTTGTTTGTATTGGTATGTGAATTCTTCGACAAATAACTAAACTAAACCCCACAATATCAACATGAGGTCTAATAGATTCTTTGGCAGTTAACTTAACTAACAATGCTCTCATTATTCTACCATTCTCACCTGTGTTGAGTTTAATTATTTCCTCAATTTTGGTAATCTCTTCTTTAAATAAAGGATAATGATTTGTTGGCATTATTTTTAAATGGTTAAAATTGAATGACTTATCAAAAATAATCGGAATTGTTTTTGTGTGGACGTGTTCACTACCATACCTTTTTTGTCTATCACTAAATTCGTCCCAATCCAAATTATTGTCGATGATTATTTTTAAAATATTCTCGACATTGTAATCTCCGTGTTTAATAAATGTTTCAGTTACGTCCATTGTTATATTTATTAAATATGAGACCATTTGAAAATTTTTTAGTTAGTAGTGTTGGGTTACAACGCATAATCGAAATATATCTTAAAATAAGGCAATATTTCCAATCAGAAGGGTGGAGTGAAAAGGATTTAGAAAGTCCACCATATTACTCGGCTCAATTAATGACTCTTCATGAAAAATTTGGTGGTGAAATAAGAGATTTACTTCGCCAGATGAAGGACTTAGGTTTTGAGGTAGAAAAAGAGGATTTTAATGAATACTTAAAACCTATTTTACAAAACATAAACGAACTAACACCGCTAAGCGATGGGGATTACAAGAGAGGAAATCAAGGGGACGAAGATTATTAATGAAATAAAATCGTCAAACATTAAACGAACAGAATACGATACTGAAACAAAAAAAATGATTGTTGAATTTAACAATGGATACAAGTATGAGTATGATGAAGTACCACACCAAACCTACACAAAATTTAGAGCAGCTGAGTCTCAAGGAAAATATTTTGTAACTGACATATCAAAAGCCTACAAGTATAAGAAACTGTAGTATTTATAATAATGAGTAAATTACAACAAATACTTAATAGTTTCACTATTAAAGAAACGCTTAACCCAAAAGTATGGGAAAATCCTACTGACCCTAAAAAGTCAACTATGATTCCTAAAGTTAGAAAAGCTCTTGAGCGTATTGCTGAGGAATTTGTCAACTATTTGGGTGATGACGTATTTGTTGAGGACGTTGTTCTTACAGGGTCTCTTTCGAATTACAATTGGTCTGAATTTTCGGATTTTGATTTACATATTATTGTTGACATGGACGAATATGGAGATGAAGATGAATTATACAAAGAACTTTTTAACTTAAAAAAACAACTTTTTAACGACAAACATAATATTAAAATTTTTGGGTACGATGTTGAATTATACGCCCAAGATGCCGAAGAACCTCATATTAGTTCAGGTGTTTATTCTGTAATGAATAACAAATGGATTAATGTCCCAAAGAAAATGAATCTTGAAATAGATAAAAAAGTTCTTGAGGATAAAATACAAAATTGGATTGAAAAAATTGATACTGCCGTAGAGAATGGTGATGTCAAAGTTCTTGAATCACTTAAAGAGAAATTAAAGAAATATCGCCAATCCGGATTGGATGGTGATGGGGAATTATCCTATGAAAATTTGGTGTTTAAATATTTGAGAAGGTCCGAACATATTGAAAAATTATTTAATTCAATAAATAAAGGTACCGACAAAGAACTATCCGTTGAAAGAAAAATGGAGGATTAGTTGGTTAAATTTCAATAATTGTTAATAATCGTATATTTATAAATAAAAAATTAAATGGCATTCGTTACATATCTTATAGCACCTTGCGCGGGTGGTTCATCACTAACCGTAGAATTTAACAGTTCATCACTTCCAGCAGTGGGAGGAAATTATTATTTAACATTCACAGGTGTAACAACTCAGGGATGTTATGAGGTGGTTGATACTGCGGAGCCAGGAACAGGTTCAGATTATGTTGCAACAATGTCAACAAATTATGGTGATTGTTCAACTTGTTTTTCTGTAAATCCAACACCAACACCAACACCGACTCAAACTTCAACACCAACCAATACCCCAACTCCATCGGTAACTGCGACTAATACCTCAACTCCAACACCAACTCAAACTCCAACTCAAACTCAAACTCAGACTCAGACAGGTACACCAACAAATACTCCAACAAATACACCAACACCATCTGTAACGGCAACAAATACTCAAACTCCTACTCCAACAAATACGCCAACTAATACGAGTACACCAACAAATACTCCGACTAACACAAGCACTCAAACACCTACACCTACAAACACACCGACTAATACAGGTACTCCAACTAGTACCCCAACAAATACACCAACAAATACGGGTACACCAACAAATACGCCGACAAACACACCAACACCAACACAAACTCAAACACCATCACCAAGTCCATATCCATTAACAGGATATAGTGTGGATAATCAATACGCGTATACTGTTGAAATATTAGGTAATTTTAGTGGTGGGTCAATTACTGAGGGAGGACCGGCAAATGGAATTGCACCACACCCTATCTATACCGACGCATATGGTGTACCATATGCTCAGTTAAACGCAATTACGTTAGGTGGATTTAACGGATTAAATAATTAAAAACAAAACAAATTAATATACAATGGGAAATTTAAAACCAATTGGTAGTGAAAAACTAACAGGGGACCAAAAATTAAAAAGAATTATGGAAATTGCTCGTTTCAATGAAGTAATTCCTAATCGTATAAACGAAAATGCAACATCAGAATATTCTATTAGTCTTGCAGATGGTAATAAATATGAAATTGTTAAAGAGAGACAAGGTTATATCATTAAGAAAACTATCTCAGAATCTGAAACAGATTATATGGAGCCAATGAAAAATAGAAAATACTATTCTTCATATTCACAAGCATTCAAAAGATTAAACTTAGTTGCTGGTGAGTTAAATAGACTTAACGAAAATGAAGAAGGTTTGTCTTTATATGGTGAACAAAAAAAATTCACATTAAAAACCCCAAAACCACAAATAGATGCTCCGGCACCGGCAGCGGTTCCTTCAGCACCACCAGCAGTCCCATCTCCGGAATTACCACCATCACCAATGGATGATATGGGTATTGAAGACGATATGGAAATGGATGACATGGGAATGGAAGACGATATGGAAATGGATGACATGGAAATGGATGATACTGAATCTGACGATTCAAATGAAACTGTTACTTTTAAATCTATTCAAAAATTAACAGGTAAATTGACTCAAAAAATTAGAACATTAGAGTCTCAAGAAGGTATGACTTCTGAGAATATCAAATACGTTATCAATATGGTATTATCTTCGTTTGATTTAACTGAATTAACAGAAGAGGATAGAGAAGATATTTTATCTAAATTCGAAGACGAAACTGAAGATTTAGGTGGAGACGATATGGATGGTGAAGACTTAACTGACGATAGTGAAGTTGAAGATATCCAAGCTGATATGGATGTTGCTGTTGAAGGTGATATGGGAGAAGGTTATGAGTACGACGATGTTAATGATGTTAATCCTGATGATTTTTATAATGATGAGGATTCGTACAAATATTCTAAATTCAAGAAAAAAGATTCAGATTACGGAAACGGAGCTATCTTTGATAGTATTTTTGGAGAGTCTAAAGTAGATAAAGTATTATCAAAATATTTTGAAGTTTCTAAAAAAGAAATTGTTGAGAATAGACAAAAAACTGCGGAAAGAAAAACCAAAACAATTACTGAGGTTAGAAGACAAATGAAATCAGTTGTTAAATTAACTGAAACTATTGAACAAGAATTAGCTTCTCAAAAATTTTTAGAAGAAAACTTAGGAGCAAAAATTATAGGGAAAACTAATAAAAATAATTTAGTTTTTGAAAATAAAGGAAAAGAAATTAAAATCACACCTGAAGGATTATTGTCATGAGTTATTTGATTTACGTAAATGGTTTAGGTCCTAACTATAAAGGGGATAATCTTTACGAATTCGTATTCTCGGACACTTTAGACGTGTGGGGTGAATCGTGGGATAATCGACCATCTAATGGATATCCTCAACCACCCGATTTAAAATATATTAAAAAAGTAGGAGTTTTGAGAGATACTGATGTAAAATTGGAATTGATTCAAAACTCCGATTTTTTTTCAGTGATGGATGCAATGGATGACATAATTGCATTAGCATGGGAAACTGATGACGAAAACATTAAGAAAAGAATGGTATTTAGATTTGGAGTTCCGGAACAAGAAATAAAAGACAAACTATACGAAAGAGATTTGGTATTAGAATTTGAAAAGAAAGTTATTTATGAAAATTAATATTAAAGCATTAGAACTTATCGAAAAAGGGTTATCCTCAAAAACTGTTGGGAAATTAACAGAATCGCAAATTAATGTATTACATAGTAAACTTGTTAATGAACAAGTAACCGAAGTTCCTGCTAAAAAAACTTATAAAGTAGGTCCATCAGGTGGTAAGGTTGGTAATTTAAATATTACACAAGACCCAAACACTAAAGAAGTTATGGTTACAGCAACAGAATCTGAAATGTCTGAAGATGATGATTTTGATTTAGACGCTGACCAAGCATATACAGGGCAACAAGGTTCTCATGACGAATATCAAGCGTCTGATGATGGGATGGACGATGACACTTCACCTGAAAATCACGATAGTAAAATGATTGGTATGTCCGAAGAGAAAAAGAAGTCTAAAAAAGATGAAGATAATCCATGGGCCATTTGTACATCACAATTAGGTAAAGAATTTGGTACTAGAGAAAGACACTTATGGAGTGCTAAAGAAAATAATAAATATGAGAGATGCGTTAAGGATGTAAAAAAATCTTTGAAAGAACAAAAAAATCCCGTATCTTTGTTCCTTGAGAATGAAATTATTAAAATTGTGGAAAGAAATTTACCACCAAAAATAACTAAAAAGGAACTTATGAATTATTTAAACGAGGCAGGTACTGAGACCGCACCGACGAGAACAAAACCGACAACAAAACCTGGTACAAGACCAAATCATCCTGGTAAGAATCCAAATCCGGGAACTAATCCGGCACCGAAGGCTAATAGACCATCACCTGAGGAGTCTAAAGACAAAATTATGGATGTGATTATGCAAATCTTAGAAAAATAATAATGGCAAAGAAAATTAAAGAACAATTAGATTACGGGGATAGACCTGAAAGAATGGACCCAAATTTGGAAAGAAAACTTGCAAGTCCTGAAGGTTTATATGCTCAGAATCCCGCAATGAAAAAGAAAGAGGGTGACGTTCAAAGATTAGTTAGTAATCGATTTCAAAAAGTTGCTGAAAAATTAAGTGATGTTACAGGTATTCAAAATTTAAGTTCTCAACAAACTCAAGGTATGATATACCAAGAGATGATGAGAAAATTACCTAACATCATGAGAATTGAGGCGGCACATAGGGATGAACTTGAAGAATTAGCAATTGAGGCGGCGTTAGAGGAATCTGAAGTACCTGTTGATTGGTATAAAATTGAAGCTTATTTAAATAGAGAACCGATTGATACGTCTAACTTTAGAATGAAACCTGAAGAAGAGGATGATGAAGAGGAAGAAGATGAGGAAGAAGAAATGGAAATTCCGTCTTTTGATATTGAGGATTTAACTGAGGACGAAATTTTTGAATTAGAAAAACATAAAAGAAACATAATTAATGCAATTATTCAGGGTGCTGCGAAAAAAGGTCATTATATTTTTCAAAAACCGGATATTAAAGCAAGACTTGACGAAATTGACCCATCTCTTTATGGTGATTACTTAGGTATTATGGCAATTAATGATTTCTTATACTTTAGTATGGAACAAATGATTGAAATGATGAGTCAAACAGGTCAAGGAATTGCGGGAAAAGTTGAATTAGATGATAATGACGAAGAGGGTGAAGAAGGAGAAGAAGGAGAAGAAACTCCGGACACAGTGATAAAAGCGTTTGGTTTAATCTTCCCAATTTTATGTCATGAAATAATCAAAGGATTAGAAGAGGCGAAAGGTAGACACGGATTACCTAAAGACCCTGAAATGGCTCAACGAGTTATGGGACAAACTGATACATTAAGTAATGAACCAATGCAGTTGAGAATAGGTCCGGAAATCGTGGAAAGAATAAGGTTTGCATTACCTGATAAAATGTACGAACCTGAGAACAAAGGTTTGATAAACTGGTTTCATACTTTGTTATACCAAATTGAAGCCCAAGAGTTTTTAGAAATTATCGGAAACGCAATCTCTGAAGATTCTTCAAAAGTGGCGAAAGCGACCTCAAAATTTGATGAAATTATGAGAGAGGCAATCAAAATTAAAGAAGAGTTTGAAGATTACAAAGAAGAAGAAGGGATTGATTCTGATGAAGACGAAGACGACGGATTAGATGATTTCTTGGGTAGTTTAGGTATATCGAGACCTAAATAACCAAAAATGACTTTTGAATAATAAAGAACAATTAATAATTGAGATAACGAAGTGCATGAGGAATACACCCTACGCACTTCGTACTTATTTACAGACATACGATAATACGGTATCAAAATACGTACCGTTAGATTTATTCCCCGACCAAGTATCCTTGATTGAGGATTACGATAAATACAATGAAAATATTGCCCTTAAGTACAGACAGGCAGGTGTATCTACTGTGACAGCTGCTTGGGCATCTAAAAAACTTGTATTTGCAAAAAAAACTAAGCCTGAAAAAATTCTAATCATCGCCAATAAATTGGATACGTCCATGGAGATGGCAAATAAAATTAGAAGTTTTACCGAACAATGGCCTAGTTGGGTTGGAGTAGGTTTTTCAAACGAAAAAAATGCACAACGACATTTTAAACTAACAAATGGGTGTGAGGTAAAAGCAGTTGCGACATCTCGAGATGCATTGAGGGGTTATACCCCAACTATTCTTATCTTTGATGAGGCGGCGTTTATTGAGGCTGACGGAGATTTTTGGTCAGCGTGTATGGCATCCCTATCTACCGGGGGTAAAGTAATTGTAGTTTCCACACCAAATGGTTATGATGCAATTTATTATGAAATTTATGACCAGTCACTTAGAAACATGAATGACTTTAAAATTTCTGAAATGTTTTGGTACCGTGACCCTCGATATACAAAAGATTTGTATATGGTTAAAACACACGATTTAGTTCACTTTTTATTAAATAGGGAAGAATATAACCTTGATGAGGTCATTATTGACTTATCAATGACTAATCCATTTGAAAGAGACCATTCAATTGTAACCAAATATATTGAAGATGGGTACAAGCCATGTTCTGCTTGGTTTGAAGGAATGGTAAAAAAATTAAAATATGATAGACGTAAGGTTGCTCAAGAGTTAGAATGTAACTTCTTAGGTTCCGGAGATAACGTATTTGATTCTGATTTGATGCAAGACATTGCCAAAAATCAAGTTAAAGAACCAATGGCTAAAATGATGGGTGGTGGATTATGGATATGGAAAGAACCGGAAAATGGACATAAATATGTTATGGGTTGTGATGTATCTCGTGGTGATTCTGAAGATTTTTCAAGTGTTGAGATTATTGATTTTGATACTAGAGAACAGGTGTTAGAATATGTTGGAAAAGTTCCTCCGGACATTTTAGCGGAGATTGCATATAAGTGGGGTACTATGTATAGTGCTTATTGTGTTGTGGATATTACAGGTGGTATGGGAGTTTCAACAGCAAGAAAACTACAAGAAATGAACTATCAGGGTGGATTATATGTTGATGGTGTTGATACAACCAATAAGTGGAAGTATGACCCAAAAATAAATGAAAAAATCCCGGGAATTAACTTTAATTCAAAAAGAGTTCAGATTATTGCAGCGTTTGAAGAAGCGATGAGACATAAGTTTAGAATTTATTCAAGTCGTCTTTATAACGAAATGAATACGTTTGTTTACATTAATGGACGACCTGACCATCAAAAAATGCATCATGATGACTGTATTATGAGTATTGCGATGGCAATATATGTTGCGGAAAAATCATTCCAATCATTAGAAAAAGTTACCAACCATACCAGAGCAATGTTAAATTCTTGGTCTACTGCGGTAAATGAAAATAAAAACTCATCTGAGTTTTTTAATCCAATGGTACCTCAAATGGGTAGACAACATCCAATAAACCAAGGAGCCACTAGGGAAGATTACCAAAAATATGGGTGGTTATTTGGTGGGTAATACTATTTATATTACTGAGGAAACAAGTAAATTTATATCATGAGTGAACAACAAAATAATATGACGGTATGGCAGAGATTGTCCCAAACATTTGGGCCAAATTCTTTATTAAATCAAGATTATCCAACTTTTAAGTTTGATAAGAAGGAGTTATTACGTACCAAAAGTAAGGAAGAATACGAAAAAGAGAAGTTACAGGCACAACAAACCTTTTACTTAACAAACCAATGGGCGAAAGTTGAGAATAATTTATATTCACAAGCAATCTATTACGAACCATCAAGATTATCTGCACAATATGATTACGAGTCAATGGAGTATACTCCTGAGATTTCGGCTGCATTAGATATCTACGCGGAAGAATCAACAACAACAAATGAAGATGGTTTTATTTTACAAATTTATTCTGAATCAAAAAGAATAAAAGGAGTATTAGCAGATTTATTTAATAACTCACTTGATATTAACACTAACTTACCAATGTGGACAAGAAACACTTGTAAGTATGGTGATAACTTTATTTATTTAAAATTAGACCCTGAAAAGGGTATTGTTGGTGTACAACAATTACCTACCATTGAAATTGAACGTCATGAAGTAGGTGTTAGTGCAAAAATCTCAACAGATATTACTAAGGAAATGGATAAAGATAAAAAATCACTTCATTTTACTTGGAAGAATAAAAACATGGAATTTCAATCATGGGAGATTGGTCACTTTAGATTATTAGGGGACGACCGAAAACTTCCTTATGGTACGTCTATGTTAGAAAAAGCAAGACGTATTTGGAAACAATTATTATTATCTGAGGATGCGATGTTGATTTATCGTACATCAAGAGCACCTGAGAGAAGAATGTTTAAAGTATTCGTAGGTAATATGAACGATGATGATGTTGAGGCGTATGTACAACGTGTTGCGAACAAATTCAAAAGAGAACAAGTAGTTGATAATAAAACAGGTAACGTAGATATGAGGTTTAATCAAATGGCGGTTGACCAAGATTACTTTATTCCTGTGAGAGACCCATCAGCACCGGACCCTATTACAACATTACCGGGAGCAACAAACCTTTCTGAGATTGCGGATATTGAATACATCCAAAAGAAATTATTAACCGCTCTTCGTGTTCCTAAGGCGTTCTTAGGATTTGAAGAAGTAGTTGGAGATGGTAAAAATTTATCATTACAAGATATTCGTTTTGCGAGAACTATTAATCGAATCCAAAAAAGTATGGTTGCGGAATTAAATAAAATCGCGATTGTACATTTATTTTTACTTGGGTTTGAAGATGAATTAGATAATTTTACATTAGGATTATCAAACCCTTCAACACAAGCCGATTTATTAAAAATTGATGTTTGGAAAGAAAAAGTGTTATTGTATAAAGATTTAGTATCTGACCCAGGAAATGGTATTCAAGCAACATCATCTACTTGGGCTAAGAAACATATATTTGGATGGTCTGACGAAGAGGTTCGTTTAGATTTACAACAACAAAGAATTGAAAGAGCAGTTGGTGAAGAACTTAAAGCAACTGCGACTGTTATAACTAAAACAGGTTTATTTGATAATATTGATAAACTTTATGGTAATACTTCAGGAGGAACTGCGTCTGCAACTGCTACTGAAACATCAGAACCGGAGACATCATTTGGTGGAGGTGGATTTGAAACCGCTGATTTAGGTGGAGGAGAAGAATTACCGCCAGCGGGTGAGGAAACTGTTGCACCACCACCGGCGGGAGGTGAGGCTGAAATAACTCCGGAATCACGAATGAATAACTTAAATATGTTAGTTGAAAATAACCTAATTGATGGTGCTCAAATGATTAATTTAGGTCATGGTCAAGATTCTTTAGGAGAAATTTCAAAAGAATTGGATAAGTTACTAAATTCCTAATATTTATTTAATAAAATTAAGTGTAATGACCTTCGGAAACCTAAAATCCATAATCGAAAAAAATCTACTTGAGTCATATAGTGACGAGAAAGATTTCAAAAAATCTTTAAGAGAGTTCAAACATAATGTTCTGAACAATAAATCTATGTCAAAGGCTTATGCATTATATGACCAATTAAGTACGCCTCAAGGTTTATCTGAACAGGATGCTAAAGAATTTTTAGAAGAAGGAATTAGTTTATTACATAAAATTTTACCAACAATAAAATCACCAAAAAGTCTATCAGAAACAATTAAAAATAATTATTCTGATTTAGATGTATTGGCGTATTCGAACAAATTAAATTTACTTGAAAGAGTAAACGCTAAGAAGAACATAATTAAAGTTTTAACTACTAAAAAAGAAACGGTTAAAGAATCAATTAATATTCCAATTAAATCGATGGTTAGTATTGCCAACCAAACATTAAGAGGATATATTGAAAACTTAGATGAAAACTCTAAAAAAGAATTTTTTCAATTAATATCTGAAGACACTAAAACTCTTGAAACTAAATTTGAGACTTTACGTGAGAATACAATCACAAAACTTAAAGGGATGTTAGATACTGAACAAGAATCTGAAATAAAAACAAAAATTTCTGAAACTATCGATAGATTAAAAGATGAAAAGTTTGACCAAATGAATTTTTTAAAACTTAAAAATTTAGAAGAATCTATTTAATTTAACATATTACATTATAATTCAATAAGTGTTTTTGCTATTCAAACGGTAAAAACACTTTTTTTTTTGACATACACAATAATTTCAATTATATTTTTATTATAACCAATAAACATTTATAATGAAAAACATTAATGAAAAAAGGAAAAAGTGTAAAATTAAATTTATACAATCCAATTAAATCGGTCTATGGTACCGTAGATTCAAAAAACTTAAAATCAGTTTACATAAACATTCAATCATGGGTAACCCCAAAAGAAGAATACGATAATTGGAATCGAGTTGTTTCCAATTTAAGTCGAGAGATTAAACATTCTGTTTATAAATCCATTAACACCAATTTATTCCAAAATAAAAGTATTGTGGATTTAGATTTAAGGACCAGTGGAATATCTCACGGTAAAAAATCATTCTTTAATTTAGAAATAAATCTATACACGACAAATGAATTAGATTTTAAATCCATAGAAATTAAAGACTCCGTAAAAAATATAGTCCAATCTATCTATGATAATAACATCACAACAAACAAATATTTTGAATTTTCAACCACAAAAAAAGAGGTTATCTTGTAAAGTATCATAATTGATATATTTATCTTAAAAAGAATTAATGAAACAATTAAGAATATTAGAGGCAACCGAAACCGGACACGGTATATTAGTTGAGGCAGACGCAGGTTGGGTTTCACCAAAAGACAAACATAATGAAAAAGTTTTAAAAGAGGCGAAAGAAATGGATTATAGAAACCCATTTGAATTTTATGCTGTTTTACAAAAATATGACACACCTAATAGAAACGGTAGAACATATCCTGAAAGGATATTAAAAAGAGAGGCCGACAATTATAAAATTGCAATCGAAAAAGGGTTATCAACATCAGAGTTAAATCACCCTGAATCATCTTTAATTGATTTAGACCGAGTATCTCATATCATTACTGACGTATGGTGGGACAGAAACATATTAATGGGAAAACTTAAATTGCTAACTTCCCCGGGATTTCATGAAAGAGGAATTGTTTCAACCAAAGGAGACCAAGCGGCAAACTTAATGAGACAAGGGGTTACTTTAGGTATTTCTTCTCGTGGGGTTGGTTCACTTAAAAAAGTTGGTGAAAGGAATGAAGTTCAAGATGATTTTGAATTAATTTGTTTTGACTTAGTATCATCACCATCAACACCGGGAGCGTATTTGTTTACAAATGCTGATGATAGAGACAAGTATGAAGAAAATCTTGAAGAAGAAAAAAAATATAAACAAAAAGACGATTATGTAGAGAAGTCAGTTGACTTAATGAAAAAATTAAACGACTTTTTAGGAAAATAAAAAAACACATGGAAGAAAAGTATTTCGTAGCAAAAATTCAGTATGACTTACCTGATGATAAAACAGGTAAAATTAAAAAAATTAGAGAAGAAAAACTTGTAGAAGGGTATTCAGTAACAGATGTTGAAGCCAAAGTTACAAAAAAATATGAGGGGTTTTCACATGAGTGGAGAATCACTTCAGTCTCTGAAAGTAAAATTGATGAAGTAATTCAATAATTGTTTTAATCCAATTTAACAAAAGTGGTCATATTTGACCACTTTTTTTTTACTCTAAATTAAGGTTTATTTTGTCTAATAGTTAGATAAAATAAACTTTTTTTGCTTTTGGTAATATTTATAATGAAAATAACAATAATTTTTCATGCAAGAAAATAACAAATTAGTACAAGAGGCGCTTATTCAAATGAGACAAGTTGAAGAAGCTATTGCCGAGAATGCAAAAGGAATACTTGCTTCAACTATGAAGGAAGAAATCAATCAGCTAGTAAAAGAATCTCTTTCTGAACAAGATTTAGAAGATGATGAGGTTGAATTAGATGTTGACATGGATGATGAAATGGACTCTGATGAAGAGGAAATGGATTTTGACATGGATGCTGATAATGAAGACGAAGATGAAATGGACATTGAAATGGATTTTGATATGGACATGGATTCAGACGAAAGTCCAATCGACTTAACAGGTGCATCAGATGAAGAAATTCTGAAAGTATTTAAAGCTATGGGTGAAGAAGATGGAATCATTGTAAAAAAAGACGGTGATGATATCCACTTAACTGATAATGATACTGATGAAGAGTATTTAGTTAAACTTGGTGAATCTGAAGACGATATCTATGAGTATAATATGGATGAAGAAATGGATGACACGGAATTTAATTTTGAAGAATTAGGTGAAATGGATGACCAAACAACTGATGACGTTATTGATGCAATTTTTGCTGACGGTGATGTTGACGATATCGAAGATTCTGAAGATTCTGAAGGAATTATGTTCGAAATTGTATTTGAAGACGATGAAGAAGAAAAATTTATCGACGAAGAAGACGGTGAAGACATGGTGGACTTAGAGGACGGAGAGGACTTAGGAGAGTCTTACAACCCAAGAAGAGCTGTGAGAGAAGGAAAATCAACAGTTAAACCTAAAGGTATAGTTGGCTCAGGACCTAAATTTACTTACAAAGATAAAGCCGGTGGTGGATTCGATGAAAATAAAAAAGAAGGTCCAAAATCTGTAGGTACAGGTAAAGCTAAATTCGAATACAAAGAGGGTGGAAATATGGAAGGAAAATCCAAAGTTGTAAAGGCAGAAACAAAAGAAGGTGATTACGGAATGAATAAGGGTGAAAAATCTAAAACCATGAAAGGTAAAGAAGATTACACTACTAAAAAAGGTGATACTTTAAAAAGAAAAGCTTTTGAAAAAGAAGAAACAAAAGAAGCTGCTAGAACATACGGAATGGGTTCCAAAGAAGGTAGAGGACTTAGAAAAGCGATTACTAATAACAGAAATTATGTTTACGGTAAAAATGGAGTAAAAGTAGAATCTACTCAAGAGGTGACTATGTTAAGAGAAAAAAATGAAGAATACAGAAAAGCGTTAAATGTTTTCAGAGAAAAACTTAACGAAGTTGCAATCTTCAATTCAAACTTGGCATATGCAACTAGATTGTTTACTGAACATTCGACTACTAAAAAAGAGAAAATTAATATCTTAAGAAGATTTGACGATGTTGAAACTTTAAAAGAATCTAAAAATCTTTATCAGTCAATTAAAGGTGAATTATCTAAACCGGAAATTA